ATTTTCCGTTACAACCTTATTAGTAAGTACTTGACTGAAAATCCACCGGGAATTGATTCTAGCATATTAATTACCGGCACAATAATAGCTGTAATCAGCCATAGATAAGGCGGAATGCCTGAATGTTGAGCAGACAGACAAAAAAAATGATTTTTTTTGCTTACAGGGGTAGACAGGTTCCTCATTTTTCAGGATAATCGCGCCCCATGGAAGGATGGCCGAGTGGCTTAAGGCAGCGGTCTTGAAAACCGCCGACGGGAGACCGTCCTAGAGTTCGAATCTCTATCCTTCCACCAAATTAGCCGGCTTAGCTCAGTTGGTAGAGCAACTGACTTGTAATCAGTAGGTCACCAGTTCGACTCCGGTAGCCGGCACCATATAAAACCCGTTAACTCTCAACCAGTTAGCGGGTTTTTCATTTGCACTCACCAACTACACTTAGCGCGGTGTGGGACATATTTGGGACATCCTCACCAAAAACGGCATCAATTTGCTGTGCGTGCTGGCTTAAATGTCTCGGTGCCAGGTGAGCATAACGCCGTACCATTTCGATTGACTCCCATCCTCCCATTTCCTGCAACACAGACAGTGGTACGCCCGCCTGAATTAACCAACTCGCCCATGTGTGCCGCAGGTCATGAAACCGGAAGTTTTCAATACCGGCACGTTTAAGTGCAGTCCTGAACGCAGTGTTTCCGTCAACCCGCATTTTTCTGATAACCGGAGTCATTGAGCCATCAGATCTGTTTTTTGCCTTTGTATGAACAAAAACATATTTAGTGTGGTTGCCTATCTGTTCCCGCAGAACTTTACATGCAGTATCGTTCAAAGCAACGCCCAGCGCCTTTCCTGACTTGGTCTGATCCGGATGAATCCAGGCTACTTTTCTCGGCATATCTATCTGTGACCATTCCAGATTAACAATATTGGAACGTCTCAGACCGGTAGCGAGAGCAAATGTAACGACAGATTTAAGCGGCTCACTGCATTCATCGATCAGGCGTTTTGCTTCCCACGGCTCCAGCCAGCGTATCCGGTTGTTCTTCGGTTTTGGCACCCGGATGTTCGGGGCTTTATCGAGATATCTCCAGTCACGTTCGGCAGCGCGGAGTAGGGACTTAATAAAGGCAAGGTAGGCGGCTTTGGTTGCCACAGAAACCGGTTCTGATTTCTTACTGACGGGACGCCGTTTCCTGCCGGCGACATGCTTTTCCCAGTTCTCTTCCTGCTTCTGATTTTTCAGCTTGCTGACAGCATCATAGATTTTAATTTCATCAATATCTGCTAGGTGCATCCCTTCAAAGTGATCGAGCCAGAACAGGATTTTGGTCTTATCATCATCAAGTGATTTTTTACCTGATTTTTCCTCAAGCCACCGCGTGCAGGCAACCTCAAAAGTAACCTTCGGAGTTTCACCAAGTGCGCTTACACGCCACAGCTCGGCCTTTCGTTTATCATGCAACTCCTGCGCTTGCTTTTTGTCCGTTGTACCAAGCGACTCCTTAATTCTTTTACCATTGTGCGAGTAACTGGCGTACCAGGTCTCACCTCTCCGGAAGATTGACATGTCCTTTCCTCTTCCGCACTAATCACGCTTTCAGGCGTATTGTGCATTTTGTAGTTGATGGCTGCAATGCAATTTGCCCTGGTGAACTGCCACGGCGATTTGGGCTTAAGTGGGTCTTTTCTCGCACCAGCCAGTCTGCCGGCATCAATCCATTTTTTCAGAGTAGGGTACGATATCCCCATGAAGACACACGCTTCACGGCTATCCATCGGGTAGGAGTCTACCGCCGGCCGGCACAAAGTTAGTGCGCGGGGTTTAGCTAAAGTCGGTTTAGTTGCAACCTCCATCCTTCATCTCCTTCTCCAACTTAAATAAATACACGTTCAGCCAAATAGCCGGTATCGACCGCTTATGGTGATACTCGGTTAATAGTGACGTGAATTGCCTGAGGTGTTTCTTCAATATGGTGCGGCGCTTGTCGTCGTTAAGCGGGCGATTCGCGTCGAGTTCGTGATAGCATTCCCTTGCTATTGTGCGGCGTCCGTTCTCTGCTTCCTGTGGTGTCATTGGTCACCTCAGATTTGTGCTTCAAGTAACCGGCTGCCGATATCCATCAGGTCATCACGATTGACTGTGGTAATTATTTGGCGGGGATTGGTGAACGGTCGCCATATTAAAAGCATTGATCCTTTGTTATTCCCATTCACTGGCTTATTTGTTCCGGCATTGATAAATGATATCCGTCCACCGGTAATAAACCTGGCTTCATCGACCGTATCTAATGCTGACTTAAACCAGCCCACAGAAGTATCAGCAGGAACTAACATCACGACTGGTTGCAATTGCTCACTGGATTGCTCGGCGGCTTTATTAATCCAAGGCTGGATATCTGAATAAGGCGGGTTACAGAATATTGAGCCGTAACTCTGCCAGTCGGAGATTAATGCGTTGTCTTTTTCGGTGAGGTAATAAGGGCAGAGGGTATTATTTTTATCGGCGGCGGCATCAAGGTAAAAGCCGAATTCAGCGTCCAGTGCTGAGAATAACGGGAGGGGAGTTTGCCACAAATCACGCAATTCCTTTGGTGTTGCGCTCCCGCCGTAATCAGCTTTCATTCTCAGCCCTGCTATCATTTATATTAAACGGCATCCCGTCTGCCTTCATTGGCTTGATGCTGGCGAAATCACAAGGAACTATTATCCCGCCAAATTCCTGAGCCATCATTAATACTTGCTTTGCCTGAAGCGCCACTATGTTTTTCGGTAGCGCTATTTGATATGTTTCACCATTAATTAAAACCAATGTCGTTACTGCTTCAACTTTTTTCATTCTCCGCATCCTTCATCAGCAAATAAACCTCGCAACCGGCGCGGTATGGATTTTTACGAATACACCAGTATTCTTTGTGCTTTGCGCATACCATGTTGCCGACGATGTGAGTTAAGTCGATTTTGTTATCCATAATAATCGGCATTGCGTCAGCTGGGTTGTTGCAGGGGTCGAATTCTATAAGCTCATCACCGCCAATTAAATATATAATATTGGAGTCTGGCCTTATGCCTATAACCTTGCCAAGAGCAATAGCCATAGCCTTATTAATCTCAAAGTCTGACTTGTCACTGTATTTGTTCATTGACTAACTCCAGACCTGTATCGTCTAAATTACATTGGTACATGTCGCCGTTTTTATCAATCACATGAATAAAATCATCATAAACGCGATAAACGGTAACTGGGAATGGCAGAAACGACACGCGAATGCTATCACCTTTCTTTAATTCAATGTCCATTCAAAACCTCTGTACACACTAATTCAACATCCCGGACTATCATTAATTGCCGGACTCTCTGCTCACATTCTGCGAGCGTATAAATATCATCGGTAACAGGCACAGCAGAGCCGTGCATTACTAGTAGTAATACAAATCCGATGATGTTCATGATTTATTTATAACCAATATTTCCCAACTGCCGCGACAGATAAAAATACAACCCCACCAAAGAGGAACGAAACGACAAGGCAAAAGCAATAATTTAATGGGTCGTCTTTCATCACCCCTCCTGAATCTGCTTAATCACCAATAATTAGTTAAAGTAGTTGCTAAAAACGAGCCTTTAACATCTTTGTTTGATGGGTAGTAATATGTGGAATATCCATCACGCGGAACAGCTTTGAAATAACCAACATCGAACCTGTCGTGCTTTTCCCATTGCTGGCGGTCTTCTTCTTCAATTTCTTCTGACTTAATGGCTGCGTCAATTACCTCTCCCACCGTGTGTTCGCCACGCATCATCAGCGTTTTTGTGTCATCTGTTTTCAGAAACTCAACGATTTCTTTTTTCATATTCATTCCTCTGTTATCAGCATATAAGCCCTTATGAACTCTTCTGCGACCGGCGCAACGATGGCATTTCCGTAGGCGCGAATTTTTGCCACGCGACCGGCAACCCCATCAGCCAGCGGGAATGTTCCGGATTCAACTGCCCGCCACTTGTCATCCCGGCAGAACAACCAGTCAGCATCTCGCCAGTAGCCGTTAGTCGGGCTGGATATTGGCAATATATCAGTTCGTGCATCTGGTCTTTCAGATTTGAGCAACCGCCTTTTGTTTTGGCTCTCGCTAAGGCTTCCTGAGAGCGAATCGGCAACGAATCCATTGTGTTTGGAGTCGCCCATCCCGCCATCCATGCTACCCGACCGAGCAGGGCATTCAGCGGAACGTTCTGGCATTCCTTTCCATCCTTCCAATCCCGCGTTGTCGGTGTCGGCCACCCAGAACAATCGCTGTCTGATATGCGGCGCACCGTAGCCCGCAGCGCATAAATCGACCGCCGCTGTGGAGTAGTCCTTTGCTTCCAGGTCAGTTTGTACAAGGTCGAGCCAACCGAGGCCGTCTTTGCTTGCAACCTGTTCACCAAAGATAATGCCAGGCCTGCACTCGCTGATGAGATGGAAGAATGCCGGCCAAAGGTGCCGCTCGTCAGCAAACCCATTTCCTTTGCCTGCCGCGCTGAAAGGTTGGCACGGACAGCTTCCTGTCCAGACTGGTTTATCATCCGTCCATCCTGCACGGCGCAGGGCAAGTGACCACACTCCGATACCGGCGAAGAAGTGGCATTGTGTGAATCCGCGTAAGTCATCTGGTGTGACATCTTCAATACTCCTTTCGTCCACTACACCCGGCGCTATATGACCGGCAGCAATGAGATTCCGTAACCACTGAGCAGCGAACGGATCGATTTCGTTATAGTAAGCAGTCATTGTTATTTCCTCAGCATCCCTGCATTAAGCTTCATCCTGAAACGGTGGGGTTATTCGACGGGCGCTATTTCGTCTTTGCGGATTTGGTAAATATCAGTTGCCTTATCCAGCAGCTCCGCGTTATCTGCTAATTTTTTAGCACTGTATTTGTAGAACTTTTCGAGTTCGTCGATACTTTTCGCGCTGCCGGCCGCTTCCGTAAAGTCACATAAAATCTGATCTGGTGAGCGGTCGTCAGATGGTTTCTCTTCGACAGGTTTATTGTTAATCAGATTATTGAGGTCTTGTTTTGTGGCTCTTGGTGTTATGTCCCGCACTGCCCGTGGCTCTGAATCAAATTCGTCAGGCGTGTAAACTCCCAAGATGACCTCGGGGCAGTAGAGTCGCGCCCAATATTTCACCGCAAGGTAAGCGATCTGCTGCTTTGGTACTGTTTTCCAAAGCGGGGAGTTTCTGGTGGTAATGTCGAGCATATAGAGTGGTTCGCCCCAGGTGATTTCCGTATCACCGCGCAAAATTGCACCAACCTCAACATACAGACCGGTTTCATCTGATTTGTTTTTCGTGCCGGTAATGCGTGTCCAATCGCCACCGTACCGGTAATGAAAACGACTGGTAACAGCTTTTGAGCTGGTCACAACGGCATTAACCAACTGCGCCTCATAGCCCAAAACACCATTTACCAGGTGTGTTTTTTGAGCGACCGCGTAGGGATTCATCTTCCACTGCGCCGCTTGTAGAGCAATGGCGAGACAGTCAGCTTTATTCCCCGCCAGATGCTTCGGAATCGTTGCGATACCCATCGACATTACTTCTGCAAATGCCTGTAACTTTTGCAGCCCTGATGGACTGAAGATTGCGCTCGATGTGTCAGCTTCGCGATCGACATCAATTGTCGTTATTTCCTGTGACATATTAATTTTTCCTTCTTGCCCACTCGGGGCGCGATATTGGTTCTATGCCGCCCCAATCATCATTGACGCGACACTCATGAAAGGTTTGCAGGTTTTTTTTGAATAAATTAAACCCGACGTCGACGTCTTCAGAATCAAGCTCAAAAACATGGACAGGGTAGCGACCGCAGTCGATGGTTTCGCTGACAGCGATAAATAAAAAAACGGGTGATTCACCAAAGTGACGCAAATAACCTTCCTGATACATTGCGTGCTGTACGTGATAGCGAAATTCTTCGATGTGCCGCGGAAAACGCTCCATGTCTGCGACTTTTTTTACATCGATGATCACCGGCTGATTTGATAAAAACTTATCGGGTCTGATCCTGCATAACTCATCAACATCCGTGTCGTTCCAGTAAATTGACGCCTCGCTATACCCGTCCGCCTCAAGGAAATATCTGGCGGCGTGATGAGCCATTGCGCTGTCTCTCATGATCTTCAGCTTCCGGTGCTGTTCGTAATCTATTACGATCTTCCCTGTGCTTTCGCACGATTTCAGAAATTCCTTTTCGTCTTCCTTCCCTTGGTTCGTTCTGCGGTTAAACTCAGGCGCTTCAATGAACCGGCTATCGAACTCATCAGGCTCAAGCAAAAGGCAGTGCAGGGCGGTTCCCATATCCAGAGCCTTTAATTTCTCTTCATCAACCGGTGCTTTTTTACGCCACTGATAAACAGCAGGGTTTTTTGCTATATCGTCGAGCTGGGATTTACTAACACCTGATCCCTGGTGATAGTCCTCGTTACTAAGCCCGTAAAATATTCCCGTTTCCATGCAGCATGCTCCGTTTTCTGAGTGTGGTTTCGATTGCCTTCCTGACTTCGTTTTCTCCCTGATCTCCGAGCGACGCCAGCGTTTCCGTGCTGAGTCCGAATATCACGTCCTGTATGAATTCCTCAAAGTCACGCGACACAGCATCCTGCCATGCTGCATGCTCCATCCGCCGCTCTTCCTGAGCATCCTGCACTGCGTATGCGTTCATGCCGCCTCCCTGCCTGCCAGTGCTGCTATGACGTCCATGTCGAATCCCGCTTTCCGTAGCGTTTCAACAACTGATTGCTCATCCATGAGCCGTAATTCAGTACCGACTAACTCCTGTATGTCGGCATCGCTATTTCCTATAGCCTCAGAATCAAGTCCGTTGATAAATACCCGTCCGTGGGTAGTGATTACCGCCTTACCAGTGCCGCTTGAAACGCTGAAGTGGTCGCATGTTATTTTCACGCATGCCTCCCGTAACTTTCTCTGAGTAATTCCATTGCTAACCACCAGATGTCATCACAATTCTGGCGTATAGCTACCCGCGCCTGCGCTTGCGCCAGACGGAAAACGTTCTGATTGATAGTCATGTGATTACCGTAAAATAAGTAAGATGAGTGATGCTGATATGAAGAGTGTTGCCGCGTAGAGTGCGTGGTTCATGGCGTCAGTAAGAGATTTTTACTGATGATACGGTGCCTTTTGCAATGGCGATTATGCATGCTTTTGCACACTCTTCCGGGATGCCGGCAGCGATTAAATCCTGCATTGCCTGATTGTTCACTTTCGCACGATGATCGGTATCAGCCTGACGCTTTAACTCTTCCTGCTTCTGGCGCTCAACTTCTGCCAGTCGTGCTTTTTCGGCTTCCTCTGCCTTGCGACGCTCTGCTTCAATAGCCGCCAGCTTTTCACGTTCGGCGCGCTCCTTCGCTTCTTTGGCATCATTTGCAGCCTTTGCGATAGCTTCCTGCTTTTCGCGTTCAGCACGTTCCTGTGCTTCTCTGGCTTCACGTTCACGCGTTGCTGCTGCCTCGACTTCCTGTCGGGCTTTTAATTCAGCGGCTTCGCGTTCGTGCTTAACTTTCAGCTCGGCAGCTTCACGGTCGCGCTGTGCTTTTTGCTCGGCTTCGATGCGCGCCTGCTCAGCTGCCTGACGCTTGATTTCGTTTTCGTGCTCAATGCGCTTGCGCTCTTCTTCGGCTTTGCGCAGGTCGTGCAGTTCGTTCATCTGCAACGCTTCGTCGTGGTCACGTTCGATTTTTTTTAACCAGCTCTTCGGCTTCCACTCGCGCCTTTTCAGCATCTTCCCACACGGTGACAGGCTTGCGGATTTCATCGCTCAGTGCGTCGAGTTCATCACGGCATTGCTTGCGGCTGGCATCTACTTTCTTCGGTAGCTCTTTTAATTCATCAACGACCAATTTACCGGCTTTGTCGATGTATGTTTTCGACTGCGTTACTTTGTAGGCCAGTGATTTAATGGCGTCGCGGTTCTTTGCTTTGGATAAATCAGTATCCAGTTCAGCCTGCTCTGCGAGGGCTTTCTCCCGGATGCTGGACAACATCATTTGAACCTTATCCGGTGCCGTAAAAATGTCGAGCGCCGTCTCTGGTTCGATAATGACCAGTTCGTTTGACATAATTAACTCCGTTTATTTATAGGGTGGGTTACTTCTGTGTGAAAGAGAGCAGGGCGACTATGTGGCTTCTGCTGCTTCTGCTGACAAATGTATAAGCCCGCACTGAAGTAAAAATACGTCGCCATCATCGCCTTGCCATATCTGCGTGCACAATCCTTTGATTGTTATGTCAGCTATCACATAACATCTTCCAATCTCCGGCGGCTCCCGCACCGGCTCCGGAACCTGATGCCCGTTAATGTCGATGTAACGAGGCTTAAGGCGGTATTCTCTGTGCGTTTGAAAGAAGACGTCTGACATTGGATTCCACTTATCAGTGCTGTGAAATTTTTCCTCAAAATGTCGCTGCCAATACTGATCCGTCTTCGCTATCTCTGCTGCCTTAGCCATAAGGTCAGCATGTGGGTGTCCTGACATTGTTACTTCCTCCTATGCACTTCCCTGTGCTACGTGATGTCCGAATAGTTATCCCCGCTGCGGGGTGTTAGTCAGTTATGCCGCTTCTGATTCAGTCGGCAGACCAATAAGAGAGTTGAGATTTTCGACCTTAACCGCAGGTAAAGTTACACGCTCAATTTGCTCACCATCCGGAAGAATCTCTTTTACTTCAGGCCATACTGATATGAGCTTCTTAATCGTAGTCACTGAGTCCAGCGCAGATTTTACATTTGCTTTTATTTCGGCTTCTCTTTTCTCTATACTGGCTTCTTTCTCGTTAATTTGAGTAAACCGCTTACTTAGTTCATGATCTGCTGGGAATAAGCACTTATCATCACTTGGTGTGAGTAGAGAAATCGATTTCCCCTGACTATCGTCGCCATACGCCAAGCGATTTCGCTGCCCGCCAAATGCTGGATATATATAATAATCTTTAGCATTAGTTAGGTAGATATACCCATCCACTGTGTTTTGCAGATCTTTCACCAGCGCCAGTATTGAAGCCAGTTTTTCTTCTGCTCTTGCGGCGGCGTCATTACCGCCGAAAGAGGCGATCCTTGCGTCATTTGCCAGAGTGTTTTTTTCTACTCTTAACTTTTCTTTTTCTTCATATATTCCTGCTTTTTTCAAAGCGCTTCTGATGATTTCTGATTTGATGTTATTGGTTAACCGTGTCATATCTATTCCTCGTTGTGATCCCGAACTCACTCGGGAATATGGTTAGTCAGTATTGGTGATTGGTGGCAGGTGCTGATCTCCTGCTTGCTGATTAGAGCGCCCTCACTATCAGCGGCACTGTCTTGAGACGTCGAGTGGTTACGACAATCATGAGCGCTGTTTATACATCGACCGCGAGTCAGCCTCTCGCATTCACCAATCCCAATACTGACTGGATGCCTGCTTTTAACCACATCAGGCGAGGTGTCCGTGTGCCACTGATGGAAATAAGTTAAGATGCTCTTAACCCTATAAAATGAGACAAATAAAAATGAATAATAAAGACATTGCAAAGCGCTTGGACGCGCAGCATATTTTGCTGAAATCAATTTTTGACGCGCTGACTACTGAGCAAAAATCCGAGGTTGAGGAAAATATTAAAAGCCTGAGTCAGGCAGCTAAATACTCAGATATTCTGGAATCGTTTGACGACCCGGAAGATGCAGAGAAATCAGCATTGGATTTGCTTTACCTTAAATAAGACTATTATCTGAAAGAGATTAGCCCATCCGTGGGCTATATCTGCGCTCACACAATCCATCCCGCCGGTTATGCCCGCACTGTTATCCCGAACTCATCTTTCGGCTGCTTAGCCTTCACTCCGCTGAAAATTGCCACTTTAGGTAAGCAACAGTTATCACCGGACGGGAAGTATTCTGCTGGTTTCAGAGTCAGCGTAGGCAGGGGGGCTTTAACTGGCGGGAACACTGAGTCGAATATTTCTTCCACTGAGCGGCTTTTAGGCTTCGCTGCATACTCCGCACGCTTTCTGTCCCAGAAAGCCATCTGTTTAGCCAGACGGCGATTCTTCGCGTTATCTTTCTTTGGAATAACAGTAATTGTTGCCATATTGCCTCCTGAGTAATTTTTGGCGATTGGCCGATGGCGCTCTATCCATCATTCCCGTCATGCCTTTGGCGACGGCGGTCATGACCAATCCCAAAAACCACTCAGTGGTGATCTGACACTTATTCAGATCAGGTTCTAATTTGTTAAAGAGCTAATTCCGTTTTATCTTTGGCTCCGTGCCGTTGATGGGTTTAATTGTGTACCTTTAGTACGATAAAGACAAGACCAAAAGTACGGAAAATTAATAAAATAGTGACTATTAGTACAATGTTATTGATTTAACAGATAATTTATTTTCAAAAAATCGTCACGATTGGACGCAGATCACACCGGAGGGGGTGAGAAGTATACAATTATTGCCTGTCCAGACACTGTCGCGGGTGTTACTGTTGAGGAAATATATAGAGGTGACGTATGAGTAATGACCGCGAATTGATTTACAGTGAGGTATGCAGAGTAACGGGCAGAGCCGCTATTATGTTGCTGGATTCACGACAGATGATATCAAAAGCAAATATCCGGCAATTGCTGTGTTCCCATAAAGAACAAGAGGTTGATAGGTTTATGAGCGAGGTTTACGAGGTCGCTATCGACCTGATGAGTAACAGCTGACACAAAAAAGCCCTCGCGGGGAGGGCTGGGGTAACTGTCAGGATGTTATTTTTATCGTCCTTTCAGCAAGAAGAGAAAACTGTTCTTTAAATGCCGTTCTGCTTTCTTTCATAGTATTTAATGAGTGACCAAACTGCCCTGAATCTTTTATATTTTGGTCTGTTATATCAAAAACAGGTACTGATAGCGTTTGACTTATTGCAATCAATGAGTTGAAGTCTGATATATGAGCTAAATCATATGCAGATAATCCATTTCCATGGCTCTCATCCAGCACGTTTTGGATTAACGACTTATCTGCTACACAATTTATTTGGCTTAACTCAGGAATCAAAGTGTTATCTACAGCCTCTCTTATTTTCGATATCCATAATTCAAAAGATTTCGCTGGGGCTCCATTGCGCGGACGATAGCGCTGCTGAATCATGCCAATGAATTTAGGCTGGTTTTTAATGGCCTTAGCAGAGGCTCCGTCGTGAGATATTTTAAAGAAAGATAATTCTGCATGCCATTTCGGAATATTAATAGCCAGTGATTTGACTGCTTGCCAGCAAAAGAAATCTGGCGTAGCTGGTACTATAAAATAATCGCTAGACATTAATATTACTTCATTTAAACCGCCAACATTTGGGCTAAGGTCATATATAACATAATCTATTTCATGTTGGTCAGCTATTATCTGCAGGGTCTTTGGTAGGTTTCCTGGTATATTTCTCGTTGCTGGTATACCGGCGGCAATTTTAAGAGATACGCTAATTTGCGAATCAAGCTCCGCAACACTTAAATGCCCCGGAAGCAAGAATAGATTATTGTTTAATGTAGTCGTTAGTTGACCAGCCTCTGTTTCCAGGTATCTTTCTGGTTGTCCGCCATTAATTAAAAACTCAACAATCGGCCCCATTGTTAGGTTATTTCTACTAGCGTAAAACCCTTCGAGCCCATCAAAAATTCTCGAAAATCCGAGGACCATTCCCGTTAAATTACATTGTGAGTCCAAGTCAACCAATAAAACTTTTTTACCTTGATTTGCTAACTCCCAACCAATATTGAATGCCGTGGTTGTTTTACTAACTCCTCCTTTGTGGTTGAAAAAACATATAGATTTAGCCATTTTATTTCCGCCTTTGTTGCTCATTTATATTCCTTATTTTATCTCACTTGAGATCATTAGTAACCTACATTCACGGAATAATATTTGTTAAATTACATCGTCAACCACACCCTAAACCGCATCACCGCGCCCAACTCACCCACAGCACCGCATCTATCACAATCACAGCTATAAGCAGAGTGTACAGCTTGTGGCAGCATATCCAGTTGTATAGGCGCTTCATTGGATTAGTGTCAGGCTGTCAGCCAAAGAATCGATGGGTCGCGTCTTCGTCAATAATTTTTATTGCGTCGGAAAAGCTACCTATCATCTTTGCATCATAGTGTCGCCAATCGTTATTTTCAGTAGACCAGAACAATGACCATGAATTACTGACTCTATTGATTGTTATTTTTGCCAGCATTTCTTCCACGGTTCCGGAACTCCAGGCAAGTTGCCTAACATCAAAAATGACCACGCTATCATCTTCAATGCGATATTGAAGGTCATGCTCATCCCTAATGTGTTTTGGTGGGCGGTATTTTTCCATGAAATAGTTCATGCATTGTTTAATTTGTGCAACTTCAATGTCATTAAATGCCATTTTTTATCCTCAAAACGTGTCGTCAGGCTGTCAAACAAACCGCATCATCATCTGCACAACCACGCCGATAATTTTGCAGTTGCCATTAATAGGCGTCATTGGCCATGCAGGATTTAATCCCTTAAGAAATCTAGCGCTTCCGTCAATTATCAGTTTTTTAAATGTCGCTTCATTAGAATCTGTTAATTTAGCTATAACTAAGCTTCCATTAATGGCATCTCTGCCTGTATCAACAAGCACTAACGACCCATCGGGAATGCTAGTTCCCATCGGAGCGGTCATTGAATCGCCTTCAACCTTCAGCCAAAAGGCAGAGCCTTGAACATGAACTTCTGATTCATACCACTCATCTATTTGATCAAGTGAATATGCCTCACAGGCGTCATTCCACGCCCCAGCCTGGATAAGGCTAATAACAGGGTATTTAGGTGATGGCTTGTATGGCTTAGGTTGAGAGACGTTATTATCAAATCCCGCCATGCTCCCATGCTGCAACCAAACAACATCGCACCCCAAAAACTTAGCTAGGTCATTCATTCTATCTTGTCTTGGTAGCGATTCTCCATTAAGCCACTTACTGACAGCTTTAGACGACACGCCAATAGCTTTAACTATCGCCGCGCCTCTTCCATGTTCATTAAGCCCCGCATCTTTACAGGCCAGTGCTAGCCTCTGGGCAAAACTATTCCGCACTTTTTCAGCTTGTACCATAGGTTCAATTATAAACGCCTTGCAAATAACTTTCAGTACAGAGATAATGTGTACTTAAAGTACGACAATGGAGATCGCATATGGAAAGTATACGCACACCAATTACAGATATTGGGGTTGTCAATGTAGCAAAGGCATGCGGAGTAAGTGAGCGAGCAGTGTACAAATGGATTAACAACGGATTCCTGCCAAAGACTGAATTCTTTGGGAAAACGAACTACGCAGAAATCATCCAGTCCATTTCAAATGGTAAGTACAAAGCGAGCGATCTGCTTACTCTTAGTCAACAAAAACTACTTGCAGCATAACAAACCACCGCTCTTTCAAAATTTAGCCCGTTCCGGATATGCGCTGGAACACTTTTTCAACACAGCAACACCTCACAGGAAGTGAGCGAATAACTGTATCTCAATAAGGACATTGTGAATTATGGAATTATCAAAAAGTATCAAAGTCGATTGCACATCTAACGAGCTGATGAGCTTTTTCATCCGGCAGACGTTCGCCATGAAGAATGACAACCTGGCAAAAGAGTTAGGTATTCATCCAACGGCAGCAAGCCGGGAAAAGACAAGAGCGTTTCGGCTGGCATGTAAAGCAATCACAGCGCTTGGGTTACCGGAAGATTCAGTGAAGGTTGAAAGCAAGCCACCGCGCTTAGTGGTCGAGGGCGCTGATGCTGAATGGCTGATGCAGATGCTGGAGATGAAGGGAAAGGTCAAAAGAAAAGCCCCGGCGGTAACCGAGGCTCAGATGGACTTAACAATTTAAACAGCAAATACACTGTATCAATAAACAGTAATTTAGCAAAGGGGAAATTAACGGCTCCCCTTTTTGATGCAGCAAATTATGGAGTAATTATACATGAGTTTAATTATTAAACAAAGACATGGAGGTCGCTATGAATACAGCGGAGTTGTATGAATTCCCTGTTAAGCCGGAGCAACCACGAATGGCAGATCTGGACGATGGCTATACCAAGCTCGCCAATGAACTGCTGGAGTCTCTTTCATGTTGCAATCTGACAGCCAGACAGTTTCGGGTCATGTTGGCGCTGATCAGAAAAACATACGGGTTCGGGAAGAAAAATGACCGGATAGCTGATTCTCAGTTAGCTGACATTTCAGGTCTGTCCCGGCAGAACGTAAATAAGGCAAAGAAAGAATTAATTTCAATGAATTACATCGTAAAAGATGGCAACAGAATTGGGGTTAACAAAGAGGTTTCAGCGTGGAAAAGTCAACTTAGAGACAGTGTCTCTAATCTGGAGACTAAAAAAAGTCTCTAAGTTAGAGACAAATGATGTCTCTAGTTTGGAGACACACAAAAGAAATACTTTAAAGATAAAAGAAAATATAAACCCTACGTCCGAGAATTCTGACGAATCCTCAGACCCGCCGAAAAGTAAATTTGTTTCTGTCAGACCAGATGCCGCAGTCAGTTCACCCAAGGGAAACCAGTGGGGAACCGCTGATGACCTGAAAGCTGCTCAGTGGATTTACTGCAAAGTCCAAATCATTTGCCCGTCAGCACAGGAACCAACCTGGCACGGCTGGGCTAATGACATCCGCCTGATGCGGCAGATTGACGGCAGGACTCACGAAGAAATCTGCCGTCTGTTCCAGTGGGCGAACAAAGATCCATTCTGGTGCTCGAATGTTCTGTGCCCTGCAAAGCTCCGTGAGAAGTGGGGCACATTGGTAATTCAGAGTCAGCAGCCGGGGAGAGCGCAACGTGGCGCAGCACCTGAGCAGCCTGTCGATTGGAACACAGCAGAATCATGGGAGGGCTTTCTGTGAAACCAAACATCGTTACCGCAATTGCCAATCGTGATGCCGGTGCGCTGGCAAGAATGTCACAAGCGCCTGCCGGGGGTAAAATTATAAATCCCGAGGCAGAACAATTAGTTGATGCGCTATTCCGGCAACTCAAACAGGTGTTCCCTGCCGCAGCACAAACCAACCTGAAATCACCTGACGATGAGCGTTACGCAAAGCAGCAGTGGATCGCCGCATTCGCTGAGAACGGGATTCGCACCAAAGAACAATTGTCAGCAGGCATGCGCTGGGCGCGGGCAAGCAAAAATCCATTCTGGCCGTCACCGGGGCAATTCATCGAAGGCTGCCGCCAAAATGATCCTGTCGGAGTTGGTCTTCCGGACATTGACGAGCTTTACGGCATGGTCATGAAGTTTAGCGCCAACCGCAGCATGTACCGGACGGCAGAGGATTATCCATGGGCTAACAACGCATGCTACTGGATGGTCACGAAATTATACTCGGTTATGCGCGCATCCGGACTAACTGAGTCGGAGCTGAGAAAGCGCTGCGGTCAAGAATTGGCGGGGATGACTGCCAGAATCCGATCAGGTGAAAACATACCAGCTCCCCGAGTGATGATCCCGAAGATGCATATCCCGGTGCCGAAAGATAAGGCGCTGGCACATATCGCGGATATCAAGGCTAAGTTCGGCTTCCGGACGGCATAACCCAAGACAGAAGGACTTTTGATTATGAGCGGATACGCTTTGCTTCAGGAATATTATTTCACTGATGCAGATAAGCACGGATGGATGGATGCGATGAGTTATCTACTGGATAACTACAAAGAATTTCCGGCCGATATGGATGTGAATATTCAGCAGGAACCGGAGTTCAAAAACTTCCGTTTCGTGAAGTCACCTGAAGGCGTGGTTCTGTTTGCAAACTGCATGGTGCCGGGCATAACAGCAGATGATTTTAATCAGTTCAGAGCGATTAACTGAGGACTTTTGATTATGGAACCAACGGAGTTTGAAAAGTGGTGTGCGGGTGAGCTTGGCTATTCGCCTGAGTACATCATGACGCAGCGGAAAGAGAATATTTTCGGTGGCACCGAATACAAGCATGGTGAGATTGGCATCAGATACCGCGCTTATACCGCGGGCGTAATAAGCATGCTGCCATATCAGACACCGGCACTACCACAACCACCGGAGGAGTGATGAAATGACAGAGAAAACACAGAAGCTAAAGCCATGCCCGTTTTGCGGATGCGCGGACATCACAATTCACAAGCCGACATATCAGGATATGACTCTGTTCAGTATTGCCTGTGACGGCTGCGATGTACGGATTAAGCGCTTTAACGAGCCGGAGGCAATTTCAGCCTGGAACCGGAGAGCACCAACAGGGGGTTAAATGCAAAAACAGACATTCCTACTCAGGAATGCGCGAATACTCAGCAATCTCAAAGCAGCACTCGACAATCTTCCGCTCAACGACGATTTTCCCCTCGAAGTAAAAATCTCAGACTCATCCCGAACACTCCCGCAAAACGATATGTTCCACGCACTGTGTGGCAACGTCGCAGAGCAGCGCATCGTGTGGGCTGGTAATGCATGGGGATTGCAGGACTGGAAATGTATTTTTGTGTCCGGTCACGCGAAAGCCACAGGCAGAGACGGGAAACTTATTCCTGGACTGGAGGGCGAGATTGTACCGCTGGCAAGAGAGAGCACTGCAAGCATGGGTAAGAAGCGCATGACGAGCTTAATCGAGTACTCGCAGGCGTGGGCTATAGGTGAGGGAGTGAAGCCCCGCACAACGCGATACAACTTTAATTATTACGGACATCAGGAATAGGGAGCAGGAATCATGACCGAAAAAATGTACCTGAAACTTAATTTTATCATCAGTGCTTTTCGTGACCGCGAGACGTTCACGTCCGGTGACGTGGCGTTGGCTATGGGATGGCTGAGAACAACCGCAAACGCAAAGATGTGCATCCTTGAGGAAATAGGGACGGTCGTCCGGGTCTGCTCGAAAAATAAGCGCACTATTCTGTATGCGGTTACACCCGGTGCGGACGCCTGCCTTGATTCATATTATGCGATGGCGGGTAATCATTTTTTCAAGGGGTTTGACGCGAAGCTGCGGGAGGTGCGGACGTGAAGACTAAGCAGACCTCAATGGAATTAATCCACTATGAAAAAGGCAAAGATAAAAATCCAAAAAATACATGGTGAGACATGACAACGGGAAAACAATACTGGAGCAGGAGCTGAGCGTTACCTGTGAGTTATTTTTTAGCCGCGGCTTCAAAGTTGAAATAGCCATGGATGATTTTCCGAGATTTGATAATGAAACTGATGCAGTACTGAAGTATGCCGATTGGCTTGAGCGGCTCGGTATAGCGCTGCGACGAGAGGCAAAAAGGTCAATTAAGCGAGGCATACCATGACTTGCGCTCTATGCGGTAAAGAACTCGCAGACGACGAAACATACGCCTGTGAGCAATGTGCTGATGACTGCCAGCATCTGGAAGTTGTCGATAAAATCAGAGGGGAGAGTGATGCGTAAATATATCCCGTGGATTATGTGCTGGGTGATATTTTCACTCTGCCTGGGTATCTATGAATACTGGTGGTGATTATGGCTAACTTACGAAAAGAAGCGCGGGGCAGAGAATGCCAAATTCGTATTCCGGGAGTGTGTAACGGCAACCCTGAAACTGTGGTATTGGCTCATTATCGGATGGTGGGATTATGTGGCACCGGAATGAAGCCTGACGACATGTTCGGAGCGTGGGCGTGTATTGCGTGTCATGATGAGATAGACCGGCGTACACGGCTGACGGATGCGGAATATGCAAGGATGTGCCACCTCGAAGGTGTTATCAGGACGCAGGCACAACTTCTGGAGGAGGGGAAGATATCGACATGAATCAATACCACCTGAAATTGCCGTGGCCACCGTCAAATAATACGTACTGGCGTCATGCAAGGGGTCGGCACTACATCGCAGAAAAAGGAACCAAATACCGGCAGCACATCACAGAGTTAATCAAACAGCAAAACCTAGATATCAGCACCACTTCCCGCATCAAAGTCAGCATCACAGCAAATCCCCCGGACAAACGACAGAGAGACCTCGATAACCTTCCAAAGGCGGTATTCGATTCGCTCACGCATGCCTGTTTCTGGAAGGACGACAGTCAGATTGATGATATGCGCATTCGGCGCGGGGAGAGGGTGAGTGGCGGTTCTCTGGATATCACGATATGGGAGATAGATGATGACAGCATTTACTGATATTTCCTCGGCAATCGAAGAAGCCCGCTGGCTCAGGCAGGAAACAAAGCATCACCACGTAGTCACACAAAGAAGAGACGGACACCTCACAGTACGGCAGGAAGCCGGTGAAAGTAAGGAATCGTTACTGAGGAAGGCATACAGCACCCGGTACGACTGCCACAAGCACACTGTATTGCCGGAGGTAAGATGAGCTATATCGGAGAAAAGGAACTCACAAAGGATCAGTTGGACTGGCTTAATCAGTGGCTGGAACTGTGGGGTGCGTGGGTTCACTCGGGCAGGATTGATATCCGCAAAATAAATATGATTTATAAGTTTATGCAGACGGTAGAGCCGGATAAAAACCCGACCAGACCAATGTGTAATGACGATGACGGAATGTTGATTTCTCAGGTCGTAGATTCCGTCATCGCCACTGACGCACAGGCGTATGCGATATTACTCAGTTACTATGCCAACGGGTCATCTAAGCTGGCGATTGCATCTTACTATCACGGAGTTGCAAAACCACGCAAAATGCAAACGAGGGGAGGGAATAAAATCAGGCGTCCGTCACTCGGGACTTGTCGTAATGAGGTCAACGATAAACTCAAGGCGGCTCAATGGGTTTTGTATGAACCGTTGCGAATTGCAATGAACAGTCGCAAACGAGTGGGTAAAATACGTAAAATAACCGAACTTTGCTATTGACTTACTTTATCGAATTAGCAATACTTATCAGGTAAGTTGCTTTACGTGTACCTTAAGTCACTTAACCAGATTAACGAGCCTCGCCAAGTGCGGGGCTTTCGCATTTCTGCAACTTGTAACGATAGCTTACAGGTTCAACTCTCCGGAATTTCCGGATAGTTCGAATCAGTTGTCAACCGATAGTTGACTACTCACATGTTCGGTTATTCCGAACAACTGATACCAGAGGTCGCCATGTGCGGCCTTTTTTCATATACGCCGCCACAGAATCCTGAACAAACAAACGTAATCATCGCAGAGATACTGTGCGCGGCACCCTATTAACTAAATTCCTCCGTCAGGGGGTGAGCCATGAAAAAGATGCCTAACGACCCGAATAACTACGGCTGGTTCAGTAGTCTGCTGATAGTCATCATGACTTTACTCGGCACTGCTGCCAGTTGTGCCTATAAAGCCCTGAATGGTGAAGTCATCAGCTGGGGCGTTTTCTTTCTTCAGATGGTTGTCTCTGTTTTTGCCGGTGCGCTGGTCTTCCTCGCTGCCAGTTATTATACATGGGTTCCGGAGCTGTCCGGCGGCATTGCAGGTCTGGCGGGATGGTCAGGTGCTGAGTTCATTAAGGCGCTTGAGAAACGGATAAAAAGGAAAATTGATAATGAGTAGCTTCAGATTCAGTAAGCGCAGTGAAGATAACCTGAAAGGCGTCAATCCTGACTTGGTGAAAGTTATCCGCCGCGCGCTGGAGATTACACCGGTGGATTTCATTGTTATTGAAGGTCTGCGCACACAAGCTCGCCAAAAAGAATTGGTCGCAGCTGGTAAATCACAAACAAATAACAGCCGACATCTGACCGGCCATGCAGTAGACATTATTCCGGTTAACACCAAGTGGCAGATTGAAGAATTCAAGCCGTTGCTGAAAGCAGTTAAACAGGCTGCTGATGAACTTGGCGTGAAGTTGCGGTTCGGTATCAACTGGAAGAATGACCCGTCATTGCCGATTGAGACACGGTTCATTGATGCGCCTCATATCGAAATACCGGCATGAGTACCGCGACAAAGATATGGCTCGGTATTTGCGGAACACTGGCTATCGGCTTGCTGCTGATGCTACACCTGTACGGCGGGCTGAAAGATAATTATCAGCTGTTGTCTGAAAAACACAGTCGCCTGACCACTGTTAATAACATCACCATAGCGGCAGTCGCAGTCAATCACCGCGTATCACTCGACAACATCAACGCCAAACAGGTAGAGGGTACTGAGCATGTCAAAGTTAAGACTGTTATCAAAACGGTTTTCAAAGACAGCGAATGCGCTGCTATTCCTGTGCCCGCTGATGCTGTTAGTGAGTTGCAAAAGTACGCCGCCGGAATACGTGCCCGCGCCAGTGGTTTCGATACCGCCAAACCTGACCGCTGATTGCGAACAGATAGTTATACCGGATGATCTGACGTTCGGTGGCGCTGTTGAGTTGCTGGCTGATGCAATGAAATACATCGCCAACTGCAATCACGATAAGCGGGCAATACGGGAGATTGAACAACAACGGCAGGTGATGAAATGAAGCAATACAACGCAACGGCAATAAAATACTTCAAAGTAACGATGCATATAGATGAACTCGCAGTCGTGGGGTACTCAGCAACACCGGATATCTATAAAGAAGGTGACACTTTCATCACTGTACTGACAGATCCTAACAGGATAGAAACATACAGCATTCGTGTTGATTTGGTTCAATCATTCGCAGTCACCCCAGTAGCTGACGAAATATAAAATTCTGCAAACGTCGCTTACGAGTGGCGTTGATAGAGATTTATATAGGTTTTTGACTCCAGTGGTATCGCTGTACCACGGGCAAATACAAAACAAACCAGATTATTATTCTGATTGAGGACGTATGACAACTATCGCATGGGACGGAGAGACACTGGCATCTGATAGTCAGGCTCAGGCATCCGATATTATCTGCTCTACATCGGAAGTGAAGATATACCAGCCTCAACCAGGGGAGCGTTGGAGTATCTACGGTGAGACAGTATTAGCTATCGGGTGCGCCGGAGAGTGTGGTATCGAAAGAGAACTACAGAAACTGATGTCAGAAAACCTGACTTACGCATCACAGTTCATCCCGTCGACCTCATTCACTGCCATCGCGGTTATCAGCAAAAACCTCGCATACATTATTGGCAAAAGTCAGGGTGAGGACAGGGCAGGAATATCGCCACAGACAGAACCCTATGCAATCGGAAGCGGCAGCGTTATCGCCAGCACGGCTATGCACTGCGGAAAAGACGCGGTAGAAGCTGTCCGTATTGCTATTGATATGGATCCTAACAGCGGCGGGCACATTCAGGCGTTTACGATTTAAGGAAAAGGTATGGCACAAAAGAAACCAACGCTCACTGATGAGCAAAGAGTTCTTTTTGATGCCCTGACGAAACAGCAACAGCAATTCGCGTTAGGCATCCTGAAAGGGCTGAATCAGACCGATGCCTACAAACAGGCTGGCTACAAAGTGAAAACCGATGCGGCAGCAAGATCGCAATCAAGCCGAATGCTAACATTTGCTAACGTTAAATCGTTTCTCTCCGCAATGAGCACATCCGCTCTCTCGGATGCCGTTATGACCCGTCAGGAAGCCTTGGAGCGACTATCTGCAATCGGACGTGCGTCAGTATCAGAAATGGTTGAGTTCAGTGAGCACGACATGGGGAAGGATGACGACGGCAATCAGGTTATACAAGCCGTCTGGCGATTCAAAGACTCGGCATTGCAAAACCCACAAGCGCTGTCCGCGATATCTGAACTGACCGCTGGTAAAGACGGCATCAAGTTAAAACTGCACGACCCGAAAGCCGCGATAAAACAAATCGTGGATATGCAAGGGTGGGAAGCGCCGAAGAAACTGGATCACACGTCAACAGATGGCACGATGACCCCGACCGGAATTGACCTTAGCCACCTGAGTGTTGATCAGCTTTTGCAACTGAGAGAAAAATCCAGAAAATAGCCTCTCTTTAACATAATGACCGTTACCCGAATAAGCGAAATCAGGTTCATTCAAAAAGCATTCTGAACGCATCAAAATCAACACTCATCCCCGGGCAAAATGCCCGTTTGTTTTGTTACTCATTTGTTATCAAAAAACCGGAATCATCTTCATGATGATTTGAGGCTGAAAAGTCTGTTTCTGCAAATTTAGGTGATGTAATGGATATCGATATCGACTTGTTTGATGAGGAAGTCAAAAGGGAGATAGCGCGGCGTAGTCTGCATGAATTTATCCAGTACATTAACCCGGAATATATCACCAGTCACTTTTCAGAAACGGTCTGTGATGCCTTAGACCGGTTTATCGTCAGGATGATAAACGGTGAGCGTCCGGTGATTATCCTTGGTGCTCCGCCTCAGCACGGTAAGTCAGATATCGTGTCCCGCTATCTCCCCGCGTACATCTTCGGGAAATATGCCGACCTGCGTATTGCTGGTCTGTCATACGGTAAAGATTTAGCCTCGGACATGAACCGTGATGTACAGCGGATCATGATGGGTGAGGAATATGCAGCACTATTTCCGGCATCGTGCCTGAATGCAAAGCGCGTTGTTACCATCGAAGTGGAAGCAAAGCGCAACTCTGAAACGTTCGAGATTATCGGGCGCAAGGGTACCTATATCAGCCAGGGCGTAGGTGGTCCGTTAACCGGTAAAAAGGTTGATCTCGGGATTATTGATGACCCGATTAAAAACGCCAAAGAAGCACTCAGCCCGACAACCAAGCAATCCGTCTGGAACTGGTATGTTTCCACGTTTAAAACGCGTCTGTCGAAGAACAGCGGCGAAATCATCATGGCGACCCGTTGGGCTACTGATGATCTGTCCGGTCGTGTAATTGAAAATAACGCCCGCGCCGAAGTCCTGGAGTTTGCCGCTATCAACGAACAGGGTGAGGCGCTTGTCCCGGAGTTGCATCCGCTGGACAAACTGCTCGAAACAAAAGCTATTCTCGGCGATTACTTCTGGTCCGCCATGTACCAGCAGAAACCGAAACCGGGAGACGGGCAGATATTCCATGAAGAATTCGCCCGGTACTATCTGCTGAAAGATCTGCCTGAGTCCTTTGATGAAGTCATTCACAGCTGGGATATGACATTTAAGGACAGTGACGGCACGGACTACGTTGTCGGTCAGGTCTGGGGCAAGAAGGGCGCAAATGCCTATCTGCTGCATCAGATCCGCAAGCGCATGAGTTTTACCGAAACACTGAAAGCCGTGAAATTACTGGTGGAGAAATTTCCGCAGGCACGACGCAAGTTGGTCGAGGATAAAGCCAATGGTCCGGCGGTGATTGACACACTGAAATCAACTGTTTCCGGTCTGGTACCGATTGAGCCGGACGGCAGTAAAATCGCCCGCGCTCACGCCTGTACCGCAGAATGGGAAGCCGGTAACGTCTGGCTGCCTCACAAGCAAATTGAGCCGTGGATAACTGAGACGGTGGAAGAAATCACAACATTCCCGTTTGCCGGGCACGATGACACGGTTGATGCCATGACACAGGCATTACGTTATCTGTACCAGAAAAAAGGCGGCGGATTCTTTTCACGCAAGAGGACATAACATGTGGCCGTTCAGAAAGCGGAAAACAGCAGTGGTTGCCGCACCTAAGCGGTCAGCGTTCTCCACGCATTTATATTCAGCACTGGCAGCGGATAAAGGGTTTCAGGGGCTGAGTCTGCCACAACCTGCAATGCAGGGTGTCGCGATGGACAGCATCGACGGCACTGTACCGGCATTCAAGGGCGGACAGGTCTACGGCGTTCCTGAATCACAGGCGGCGTGGTATGCCTCGCAGATGTTTATCGGCAACAACATGTGCGCGGTGATAGCAAAGCACTGGCTGGTAGATAAAGCCTGCAATATGCCCGCGCGTGATGCTATCCGGCAGGGGTACGACCTCGACTGTGCAGGCGGGGGGAATCAGGATGTCAGTAAAAAGTTACGCAAGCTGGATAAGAAGTACCGCATTCAGCACCACATTAAAGAATTAATTCACTTCGGGCGCGTGTACGGCGGCAGGCTGGCGCTGTTTCTGGTTGAGACATCAAACCCGAAAGAGTGGTACGAAAACCCGTTTAATCCTGACGGCGTGACCAAAGGTATGTACAAAGGGATTAAGCAGCTTGATCCGCAGTGGGCAACTCCGGATTTAACCGATGCTAATTTACAAGACCCTGCCAGCCCTGATTTTTATGAACCGACCTACTGGATTATAGGTAACCGGCGTTATCACAAATCGCATTTCGTTAAATTTGTCCCGTTCCCTGTTCCGGACGTACTCAAGCCGACATACAACTACTTTGGTGTTTCCGTGCCCGAACGCGTGTACGAGCGCGTGTATGCCTCAGAGCGGACTGCGAACGAAGCCCCGCAACTGGCAATGACCAAGCGTCTGCTGACCATCGGCATGGCGGATCTGGATGGCGTAGATAAAAACGTTATTCATGAAAACATGCTGTACTTCATGGATATGCGGGATAACTACGGCGTGCAGACGGTCGGGTCCACCGACACCGTTCAGCAGTTCGATACCTCACTGGCAGATCTGGATGCCACCATCATGACGCAGTATCAGCTTGTGGCGGCAGCGGCGAATGTTCCGGCGACCAAGTTACTCGGCACGACCCCGAAAGGCTTTAATGCCACCGGCGAGTACGAGGAAGCCAACTACCGGGAAGAACTGGAGAGCATTCAGGCTAATGACCTTGAGGAATTGCTGCAACGTCACTACGACATGTTACAGCGCAGCGAGGAACTTGGCACAGAGGAGCTTTCTGTCACCTGGCTTCCGCTGGACAGCCCGACCGCTATCGAAGACTCAGACATTAAGCTGAAACAGGCACAAGCCGATTCCGCGTATGCAACGGTTGGTGCTATCGACGGGCTTGATATCCGTAAAAAGCTGGCAGCTGATAAAGAGTCTGCTTACTACGGCATTGAAGTGAATGAGGAAGATTATGCCCCGGAAAATACGGGTACGAACCCAACGGGCACAGTGGGCGGCATCCCGGCAGGCGGTAATGAAGGGCAGTCCCCTCCGGTACTCAGCAGCACCACAGAGCCGCTATCAGGGTGACATGTCACGGCTGATTCAAGCCATGATTAAGGATTACGAATCGACATTCGGCGACCTGCACGAAGACTTTGACGGCGCGACAATGGACGCCAGTTTTGCCAGTCAGACGCGTATCTGGCTGAACCGTCTGAAACGAAAGTGGGATAAAATATTCAGTCAGCAGGCTGGCGCAATGGCAGATAAATTCACTTCACAGGTGGATATGAGCGCCAGGCGAAATCTGGACGAATCCCTGAAACAACTCTCCGGTGGTATCACAATAAAAACCCCGGATATGCCTGAAGCCCTGAAAGATAAAGTGATCGCCTCCACGGCTGAAAACGTCTCCCTGATTAAATCTATCCCGCAGCAATTTCATTACCGCATCGAGAGTGCGGCGCTTCGCTCTGTCAGTCAGACCGGCAGCGGCAGTAAAACGCTGCTGGATGAAATACGGGATATCGGCGGGGTGACAGAAAAGCGGGCTAATTTTATTGCCGTTGACCAGACACGCAAAATCACCACGGCGGCAAATTACGAACGGATGAAATCAGCCGGTATCCGTAAAGCCATCTGGCATCACTCGGCAGGCAGCGCGGAGCCGCGCGAATTACATCAGCGGCTGGATGGCAAAGTGTTCGATCTGGATGAGCCGCCGGTGATTGATGAAAAGACGGGAGAGCGAGGCTTACCCGGACAGCTGCCGAACTGTAAATGCTTCTGGACACCGGTTATCGACTTTGGTGAGGAGATATGACGAAGCGAACATACGACCTTAACGGCTGGCTCGAAGTAAAAGATAACCCCATCTCAAAAGTCGGGGTTTTTGATTATCTGGGGGCTGAAATCGGCGCACCGGAGCCGGACAAGATTTACAAAGTCTTCCGCCCGCCGGAAGAGTTAGACAACGAAGAGACTATTCAGTCATTCAGGCTGACCCCGTTTATCGTCGATCACGAAATGCTCGGAAAGGACGCCACACCGGCTGAGAAAAAGGGCATTCAGGGGGTTATCGGCGAAAACGTGTATTTCGATCACCCGTACCTCAGAGGCAATATCAAAATTTTCTCTGATGCCGCCCTGAGTGATATCGGCGGCGGAAAGATTGACCTTTCACCCGGCTACCGCAGCCGGTATGACTTCGACAACCCCGGCGTTTACGAAGGGGAGGCATACGAAGTTGTTCAGCGCCATTTGCGTGGCAATCACCTTGCATTAGTCGATGAGGGGCGCACCGGCGCTGACGTTGCTGTGCAGGATCATCTCGTTATTACCATTGATACAAAGGAACTTATTCGTATGAGCGAAGAAGACAAAAACAAGACGCCCACAACTGACGAAGGGTCATTCACACCTGAGCAGCTTGAGCAGTTAAAAACGATGATCGCCGCTGCTGTCTCAGCTGGCAAGCCATCGACAGATGAAGACCCGGAGAAAAAAGGAACCACTGACGAAGATCCTGATCCTGAAAAGGAAAAGGTTGCCGAAGACGCGGAAAAAGCCGTTGAAGACGCGGAAGCGGAAGCCGAAAAAGCGGAGTCAGGTGATCCGGAAGCAGTGGAAGCGGCAGAGGTGGCTATCGAAGCCGCAGAAGAAGCTATTTCCGAAGCCAAAGATGAACTCGACAAGGCAACCACAGACGGGCTGAACCGCCGCCTGAAACGTCTGAAACGCGGCTTTACCACGATGGACGAAATGTCTTCCATGAAGCGCAAAATCGCCCGCCTGGAGAAAGCTAAGCCAACCATGGACACCGGCGCACTGTTAAAGCAGATCGGTGAACGTGACGCGCTGGCGCAAAAGCTGACCCCGTTTATCGGTGTGTTTGACCATGCCGCCATGACAAAGCAGCAGGTCGCGGAATACGGCGCTGAAAAGCTCGGCGTCAAGTGTGATAAAGGCACTGAAAGTATCGCGGTGAATGCGTGGATGCAGGGGCGCACACCGGACTCACAGAAGCCGTCAGCAACGATGGACTCCGCTGTCAGCAACTCTTCAATTTTAAAAAAGTGGGGTGAAAAATAATGGCAATTCCGAATTCAGTAGCAAACGGCATGGTTTCCGGTGTTATCGGCGAAATCAGTCACCATGGCCCGACCCGCGTAACAGCGGCGATCCTCAGTTCTGCGGATCAAAAGAAAAACCTGTTCGGACACGCCTACACCTACAAAGACGATTCAGTCGAATCTGTTCAGGTCGGCGGCACCGGTTCTTTTGCGGGAATTATGATTAACCCGAAATCGTACCGCATCGGTGAAGAATTTGCCCTTAACGGTACCCAGGGTGAATTCCTGACCATGGGTGAGATTAACGTTGCAATCACAGCCGGGGCGAAAAAGATTAATGCACCGGTGGTATTCAGCGCCGATGACGGTTCGCTGTCTGCGAAAGAAAAACCCGATGCCGGCGACGTTGTTATTGGCTATGTGTCCCGTCACAAAGAGTCAGCAGAGACACCGAGTCTGTGCGTTATCCGTCTGACAGAAATCCCGTACACCGTGGCTGTAAAGGAAGGTGAATAATGCCAGTCAGTAAGCAGAAGTTTTATATGTCCGGTCGCGATATTAAAAAGCACGGGCAGTTGAATGTTAACCCGGAACAGAAATGGACATACGGCGAGCTGGAACAAATCGGCTTTGGCGGTCTGGCATCAATGGACTCCGCGTTATCCGGTCCTGCTATGAGCGGCGGTTTTATTCAGCGTGAAATGCTCCAGCATGTTTTACCCGGTCTTATCCGTACCGCGACCCGCGTCCGTGTGCTGGATGAAATCACCGGCGTAGTGACGGCAGGGCAATGGCACGATGAAGAGATTATCCTGAATGTCGCAACACCGGCAGCGAAAGCTGAGCTGTACGGCGACCACACCAATGTCCCGCTGGCATCCTACGCGCAGGATCAGGAACGTCGCGGCATCGTTCGTTTTGAGCAGGGTTTTCAGGTAGGTAAACTGGAAGAAGCCCGTCAGTCAGCCGCCGGTTTTGAAGCGGCAGCAGAAAAACGTAATGCGGCTACCGAGTCTCTTGAGCAGGGGCGCGAGCGTATCGGTTACTACGGGTTTAACAGCCCTGAAACCCGTGTGTTCGGTCTGATGAATGAACCTAACCTGCCGCCTTATGAAACAGCAGCGGCAACGTGGAAAGGCGGTACATTCGCGAATATCACCAAAGATATTACGGATATGTTTTCGCAGTTGGAGATGCGCTCCGGCGGTATTATCAAAGATGATACGTCTATCACGCTGACCCTGCCGCTTGGTTACCGTTCTGCACTGAATGTGGCAAATCCGGTCGCCCGGGGTGAAACTGTGTATCAGTGGGTGAAAGAAAACTACCCGAATATGCGTTTTGTCTTCTCACCAGAATTTGCCGGTGCCAATGGTGGCGCGGATGTAGCGTACATGTTTGCGGAGACTGTCGATGACGGTTCAACAGCAACCAGTGCAGTGATCCTCCAGGTTGTGCCGGTGAAATACCAGCTAATCGGCTCAGAAAACCAGATTAAAGGGTATCTGGAAGATGCGACCAACGCGACAGCCGGTGTCATTGTTACCCGCCCGTGGGCGATCACCCGCCTGACCGGTATTTAAACCCGTAACGCCTCATTGCCCTCTGCGGAGGGCTTTTTATTCCCGGAGAATAATTATGCCTCTGTATGTTTATTGTACCCTGTCCAACGACCAGAATTACGCTACGCCGGACGCTAAAATCTTTATTGCCGGTCAGGCTAACGTCATGACCAAACACATGTACACCCCGCGCGGGCGTGTGACGGAAGTCAGCGACGAACAGTATTCGCAGCTGAAAAATAACCACGTCTTTAAGCTGCACAAAGAAAATGGCTTTATTACGGTGGAAACCCGCAATGAGGACCCGGAAAAAGTCGCCACCAATATGGAAGCTGCTGACAAATCCGCACCGCTGACAGAAGAGCAACTGGTTGCGGAGGGTGCAGAGCCACCGGTCAGCAACAAAGACAAAAAGAACGCCAAAAAATAAGGGGGCACTATGGATGCGGCTACATTCCCGGTTGAATCGTTCCGTGTTCTGCGTCCTGAGTTCAGCGCGGTACCGGCTGATGATATTTACGTCATTGCACAATCCGCCCTGAATTACTTTTCTCCCTGCCGTGGCATCTGCACGAATGAGCTGTGGATGCTGGTTGTGGCTCACATGCTGTATCTGAATCAGAAGATTGCAGACGGTGAATCCCCGACCGGCGTGGTAACCAGCGTGACGATTGATAAGGTCAGCGTGTCCTACACAGCGCCGCCTGCCGGGTCTGATTGGTCGCACTGGTTCAAGCTGACTCCGTATGGTCAGCAGTTCCTTGCGCTGGTCAAGCGGTGCAGTGTGCCGCGTTATCACGGGGGCGGTGGTGAGCGGGCGGCCTTTCGTGGTGCCTTTGGTCGCTTCACGCGGGGAGGGCGTCAGTGACGAAATTAGCACAGTTAAAAGCCGTGTATGACGAACTGGCGAAAAAGCAACTTAAAGTCGGTTTCTTTGAGCACTCAACCTATCCGGACGGCACCCCGATAGCCTATGTAGCGGCGATTCAGGAATTGGGTTATCCGGCTGGCGGCATCCCCCCGCGCCCGTTTATGCGTCCGGCAATGACTGAACATCGTCAGGAGTATGGTCAGCTGATCGGCAGGGCAGTTAAAGCGGCAGTTAACGGTAAAATCACAGTGACCAACGGATTGACACAAATCGGGGCAAAGGCGGCGGGTGATGTGCAGATGTCAATAAAATCAGTAACCACGCCACCGCTTAATGATGCAACGATAGCTGCCCGATCCCGGCGTCACAGCAAAGGCAAATCGACCAACAAACCGCTGGTTGATTCCGGTCAGATGCTGCAAGCCGTCACCTTTGCCGTGGAGGATAAATAATGTTCGGTAATTTACATCGTATCGCGTCCCGGTACATCCCTCAGCAAAAAGTACTCTGGTATCGCTTTAAAAGCCGGGAGCCTGATGATTTGGGGCATGACCGGAATACGTATCACGACCTGGTTGAAGTTCGCGGGAGCTGGCAGGCGGTCGATACTCAGGACGCCATGTCGATGGGGCTTGATACTGCTCAGGTGTACCGCCGGTTTTATACCTCGCACGATATCAGCGGCATTCAGCGCGGCACCTCACCGGATTATCTGATGTTTAAGGGTAACCGCTATGACGTGACCGGTGATGCCGACTGGTATGAACAGGATGGCTGGAAATCAGTTATCTGCATTAAGGCGGGGGATCATGACAGACAATGATGTTGATATTGCCATCCGTAAGCAGTTGCTTGTTCAGCTGAAGCAGTCCGGTATCGATATCGCGGTAAAGGCAGGCTTTCAGTCAACAAAGCAGGGGCGTGAAGATAGTTTTGTGATGTTTTTCACCATTGGCGAGGCACCGCAGGGCTGGCAGAAACGCAGCTATAACGTGCAGGACAGAAACGCCAATCATCTGGAAGAGCAGCAGGCGGAAGTCACCTATCAGATGCAGGCATTTATCACTCAACGCGGCGACTATACCGCGAAAGACATTACCGCCGTTGTCAGGATGATCGTTAACTCATTGCCGTTTGTTGAAGCCTTGCGCAAGCAGGGGATCGGCATCCAGCGGGCGACCGCCATCCGCTCCCCGCATTTCGTTAATGACCACGGCGATTACGAACAAAACCCATCCTTTGATTTTAATGTGACATTCATCCGCACACTCCGGCCGGACACAGGCGTTGCCTCAGCGCTTACCCCGGACATTCACCGCATATAAGGTTCCACTATGCCAATTAAACAAACACGGTACGTCGATATCACCAGTGCGGTGATCGGCGCGTCTGCTGTGCCGATGCGAAAGCTGACGGCGCGGCTCTTTTCCACTAATCCGAAAATTCCCGCCGGGCATGTACTGGAATTTGCATCCGGTCAGGTAGATGAGCTGTTGGGTGAAAACACCCCGGAAGCTCAATTCGCCCGCCAGTATTTCAGCTACGTCAGTCCGGCACCGGTCAGTAAGCCGAAAGAGATACAGATTGCCTCTTATGAGCCGGTCGGTCGTGCGCCAACGTTGTTCGGTGCCAAAGCCGGTGCGCTGGCTGATCTGAAAATGATCGCTGACGGCACATTGTCAGTCACGTTCGGGAAGGTCACCAAAAGTTATAAAGATATTGATTTATCCGACGCCAAATCCTATGCCGATATCGCGTCACTGATTCAGGCAAAACTGAACGCGGAAAGTGAACCGCAGTTTGCCGGGGCTTATCTGACCTTTAACGCGCTGGACAGTGCGTTTGAGCTGAGCGGCGGGGTGCAGGAACGGGCATCCGTCAGCGTGGCGTATTCGGTACTGGCAGACGCTATGGGACTGTCAGCCGGACGCGCATCCGAGGGTAATCCGGCACAGACCCCGCTGGAGGCATTCAAAATTGCTGAACAGGTATCGGATTCATTCGGCAGTGCCACATTCCTGAGTGACTTATCACTGGATCAGGCGGTCACACTGGCACAGTACGTGTCCGGTGAAAATGTGAAGTATCAGCTTCATATCAGCGTGACAGAAGAGAGCGCCGAAGATTTCAGTGCAGCGCTGATCGGGACTGCATCTTCCGGGCTGAACCTGAAAACGGAAAGCGGATTTTTCATCCAGGCATTGCCGATGGCAGTGATGGCGGCAACGGATTACGACCGCACCAACGCGACGACAAACTATATGTTCCGTCAGCTTGGCGTGACCTTTCCGGCACAGGTCACCACCGATCAGGATGCGGACCGCTTTGATAAGCTGCGGGTGAACTACTACGGTGAAACCGCCGTTGCCGGTTCGCAGATCCGCTTTTATCAGCGTGGTTTCCTGTGCGGCAGTCACTCCAATCCGCTCGATATGAGTGTTCACGCCAATGAGCAGTGGCTGAAAGCCTGTATCGCGCAGCAGTGGTTCAGTCTGTTACTGGCGACCCGTGGTATTCCTGCCAACAAAGACGGGGAGGCGCGGGCACTGATGGTTATTGCCGGCGCAGTCACCAAAGCGGTAAACAACGGTACTGTCTTGCCGGGTAAAACCCTGACCGAAGTACAAAAAATCGCAGTGGCGGATGCGTCCGGTGATGATCTCGCCTGGCATGATGTGCAGGATAAAGGCTACTGGTACAACGCGCAGATTGTTGAAAGTACCGGTGAAAGCGGACTGCCTGAGTACGTCATGAAATACGTGCTGATTTACGGCAAAGGCGACTGGGTGCGTAAAGTCGATGGCTCACACAATTTAGTGTAAGGAACGCAATATGAATGATGTATCAGCAACCGGTCTTGCACTCGTTGTGCAGGCAAGCAAAACATTCCCGACCGGTATTTTTATCACCGCATTTGCCGATGATGCCGATCCGCTGGATTTACCGGCGGTCGATATCGCGCAGGTCGGTATGGATATCAACGGCAATCTGGTGAGCTGGTCAACACCCACGCCGCAGACAGTCACAGTGAACGTGCTGGCGGGCAGTGAGGAAGATCAGAACCTGTCCATCCTGCTGGAAGCCAACACGGCTAAAAAGGGTCGTCGTCATGCCGGTGACATTATCACCATGGTCGCCTCCTACGGTGACGGCTCCACCACAACCGCCCGTAACGGACGCATCACCAACGGCAGCCGGGGTAACTCCGCTGCCAGTGCCGGACGTCTCAAATCCAAGCAATACACCTTTGTGTTTCAGGATTTTGACTCCACACGGGTGCGTTAATTTTCGTTCATCTCCGGCGGGCATGTCCCGCCTTTTTTTATGGAAAAAATCATGCTGATTAAGCCGAAAGAAGTGGCAATTAAAGATGTGGACGGCATTGAAAAAATGTTCGTCATCAGCCGCCTGCCTGCGGTAACAGGGCGTGAAATTCTCGCCAAGTACCCGCTGTCCAATGCTCCGAAAATCGGGGATTACGAGGTCAGCAAAGAAGCCATGCTGAAAATGATGGCGTATGTGTGCGTCACGGTTGACGGCGAAGAAATCCCGCTGAAGACATCGACACTGATTGATAACCATGTGCCGGACGGGGAATCCCTGATCCGCCTTGAGCTGGAAATGCTGAAATATAACACCAGTTTTTTCGGCAGCGGCGGGAACTCCGGCTTCCTGCCCTTCCTCATCAGCAAGGTAGGCAGTTCACTCCCGTCAGTTATAAAAACGCTGATGGCTTCGTTGCAGTCATCCTCAGTGAAGGGTTCGCCACCCTCACCGAACTCAAAACCACAGTAGATCTTGAAGAGGCGATGGACATGTGGGAAATCGCCATCATCAACCGCTATAACGAAGCGCAGGCCGCTTCAAAGGACAGATAATGTCAATGATGGATACGTTTGTTCAGGTATTTGAGTTTGATACCCGGCAGGCTGACAGTGCATTTGACCGTGTCCGGCGATCAACAGATGACATTATCGACGGCATGAAACAGACGCAGGAAGCTGCACAGCAAGGATCTGATTCACTCGGCAGTGTAATGAATGAACTCTGGCAGTCACTGCAAAGTCTGTCCGGCGATCACCCTGTCGATTTTTCCACTAATGCTGCCGATGTGGCAGAGCAGACCGGTGCGGTAAAAGCACAGGTGGATGCAGTAACGGATTCCCTGTCAACGCTGGAATCTCAGCAGGCGGGATCAGATGCCAAATGGCAGGATACACAAGCCTCACTGACGGGCGCGGAGGAAGGGTATCAGGCACTGGTTCAGGCGGTGGCGGCACTGAGTGGTGATGTTGCTGTCCTGACTGATGAAGAGAGTCGCGGCAATGCGGTCAGGCGTCTTGCGGGCGCGATGATTAAAGCCTTGCAGGGTGACTATAAAGAGCTGATCCGGATTGTCGAAGAAGCCCGCCGAAAGGGTGCCGAAGCTGGTGAAAGCGAAGTAGATACTCAGAAAAAAGTTCAGGACGAACTGGATAAAACAAACGGGAAGTACAAGAAAGCCGGGGAATCTGTCGCCGGATTTGCCAAAAAGGCACTGGCGGCGGTCGGGCTGTTTATGGGGGCGTCAGCCATTGTCGGTGAGGCGGTTTCCCGTGCGGCTGAAATAGAATCCCTTGATAAATTCGGCAAAAAAATAAACGTGGCCACGGCAGATGTTGATGCGTTTGCCGGATCTATGGCAGAACTCGGCGGCACCCGCGAGGCGGCACAAACTGACATGGAAGCCATGGCGAAATCCTTTGGTTTTGCCGGTAACTCCATGGAAAAAATCCTGAAAACTGCCGATAAGGTGCAGGGGATGAAATTCGACAAAGCCAAAGCCACACTGGCGGGGCTTGGCGTATCGGATGATAAAACTGTCGAGCTGATGATGAAGGGGCGCAAAGAGCTTGAGCGGACGATGGGAATACAGAAAGAGTATTCCGGTATCACCAAAGATAGCATTGCGCAGTCAATTGAATTTAATAAATCCATGCAGAGCTTTAAACAGTCATCCGGGCTGTTAAAAAACAGCTTTATGGAAATGGTGATCCCTGTCCTCGCCACAGGTCTGAAATGGGTCGGTAAATTTGTCCTGTTCTGCAAAGAAAATAAAACGCTGCTCACCGGCTTTTTTATCGCCATCGGGGTCGCGGTTGCCGCTTACTACGTCCCGCCTATGCTGGCGGCGGCTGCGGCAACACTTGCCGCCACATGGCCCATTATCGCCATCATTGCCGTTATCGCTCTGCTGGCGGCAGCATTTGCGCTGGTCTATGACGACATCATGAATTTTATCGACGGTAACGACTCGATGATCGGTCGCATACTGGATAAATACCCCGCACTGAAAACCGTCATCCTTGCTTTGTGGGAGGCGTTTAAAGTCCTGTTCGATTTCATTATGGCGGTCGTTATGGTCGCTGCGGATATCGTGGTGGACGCCTACAAAATCATGAATAAGGCGCTGAATGATTTTATCGGCTGGCTGACTGCCAGCATTCAGGGCGTGATGGCATGGGGTGATGATTTCGGGAAGGTATTCGACACGGTATCGGACACCGTTGTCGGCATCTTCAAGTGGCTGTGGGAGCAGATAAAAACCTATCTTGACTGGATCAACAACGGTCTGGACATGATAAAAAACGGATGGGCGACCGTTAAGGGCTGGTTCGGTGCCGGTGATGATATGGAGGTTAATCAGACTGTTAACCGTACCGTAAATGACCGGGGGCAGATTGAGAACGATGTCCCGCAAGACCCGCCATTAAGTGATGAAGATGCCAATAAACTGGCAGGCGAACTGACTCACCATCTGGCAAACCTTTCTGCTAATCCGATGAACTCCGTTACCAGCCAGGCTATCAGCAACCAATCAAGCACGACCAATGAAACCAACCTGTCTATCGGCGAGGTGAAAATTGAGACGCAGGCGACTGATGCGCAGGGTATGGCAAGCGGAACCAAAGACGCACTGAATTCGCAGTTACAGGATTTAGGACAGCAGCACGGAACGGGGATGGCAAAATGATAACGGAAGTGAAAATCTTTGATACGGAATCGTTCGCCACCTTGTTCGACTCCGTCAGTCCGATTCAGATAAACGTGCGTGATGAACACAAGGCAACACAGTTTCAGGTGGAATCCGGCGAAACCCGCAGCGATCACATTGTGGTGAATGCGGTGGAAATCGGCATGGATCTCATCATCACCGGGGAGCTGAAAGATGCGTTTGAGGCTATGCAGCAGGCGTATGACCAGCACAAACTGGTCGGTGTTCAGACACGGGTAAAAACCTATCAGCCCATGCTGATGGTCAATTTTTACCACGATGAAATTCCCGATATGGCGGATGCCATAAAACTCTCTCTGCGCTTCACAGAATGGCGGACGGTTGAACCGGAATACGGGGATCTGCCGCCGCGTAAAGTGGCTAAAAAAGAGCAGTCCGGCACGGTTAACCGCGGAAAGGTTCAGACAAAAGAAGCCGATACCGCAACGAAGAAAAAAGGCTCTGTCGCGACACGTATCGCCGATGGTGACTGGAGTATCTGATGAAAATAATACCACTGAACACCGTACCTAATCAGCGCCTGCGGGTCACGCTCGGCGGACGGGAATGGGAGCTGACCATCAAAGCCGCGCGCGGGGTGATGTGCTGCGATATCCGGCGGGATGATGTCATCATTGTGCAGGGTATACGCATGATGCCGGAGCAGCCGCTGATCCCGTATCGTCACCTCACGTCAGACGGTAATCTTGCCGTACTGACGGAGGGTGACACTCTGCCGTGGTGGGAGTTGTTTGATAAAACGCAGACACTGATTTATTGGGGGGATGATGATTGATTTACGCCGGGTGCGCTGCGGTGTCGAAGTCAACGGGCGCATGCAGTGGTATGAGGGATTGCGCATACGCGCCAGCGGCACCAAATACGCCAATCCGCTACAGAATGAATGCACCGTTAATATTGACGGATTGAATGCCGAAACGCGCACCATGCTGCTGACGGAAACCAGCCCGTATGCAGGCAGTAAGACCCCTAACCGGCTGATTGTTGAGGCCGGGCGTGTTGGTTCCGGTGTGTTCCGCATCTTCTCCGGCGATATCGTCAGTGCCGAAATCACCTCACCGCCTGACGTTACCCTGACCCTGAAAGCGAAGACCAATAACGCGTCATCCCGTGACATTGTGTCATCAGAAGGGAAAGCACTGGCAAAAATGAGCGAAATCGCCGCCGGGATAGCAAAGGATTGCAACGTCTCTCTGGATTTTCAGGCGACCGATAAAAATATTGCTAACTGGTATTTCTGCGGTGCCGCACTAAAGCAGGTGGATCGCTTACAGGAAGCCGGCAACGTAAAAGCCTTCATTGATGATGATGTGCTGTATGTCAAAGACAGCAACAAAGCGCTCACCGGCAGGCTGCGGGTCCTTAATCAGAAAAGCGGCATGGTCGGCATTCCCAAAGCCACCGAAAAAGGCATTGATGTGACTTACCTTATCGATGGGGAATCCTCTCTCGGCGGCATGCTGCGACTGGAAAGCAAATTCAATCCCGCTCTGAACGGGGATTATCTCATCGAGCAACTTAAATTCGATATCGCCTCACACGACGATCCTTTCTTCTACCAGGCAAGTTGTAAACGAGCCTGACACAGGTAAAACCATGAATCAACCAAACAGCGACCAGGCGAATGACGGCAGTCTCGCCGGGCAGTTCTCGGCTGCGTTCCGTAACCTGCTGATGAACATTGACGACATGCTGCCTGCCACTGTCGTGAGTTACGACGATGTCACCAACCGGGCGGTGATAAAACCCCTGGTGATGATGGTATCCACAGAAGGTCAGAAGATCGGGCGCGGGGCGTTGCCGAATATCCCGGTATTCCGGTTCGGCGGCGGCGGGTTTTTTATCCGTATGCCGGTTAAAGCCGGTGATTTTGGCTGGTTAAAAGCCAATGACCGCGATATCAGCCTGATATTTCAGCGCGGCGGACTGGAGGATGAACCAAATACCGCCCGGCTGCACACATTCAGCGATGCCATGTTTTACCCCGACACACTAAAAGGCTGGGTGATTGACGGGAAAAACACCGATGCGCTGGTTATTCAGTCAACGGACGGCTCTGTCTGCCTCTCCCTTCACGCGGACAAAGCCGTACTGGACACGCCGCTGCTTGAGGTTAACGCCCCGGAAACGGTTTACACCGGCAACGTCACCATCAACGGCAACCACGCGGTAAACGGTAACAGTGACTCAAACGGCGGCACCATGAAGCATAACGGGAAAGATATCGGCTCTACCCACAGGCATTCCGGGGTTCAGGGTGGTGACGGTAATTCAGGAGAGCCGGTATGAAGACATTCAATGTTAACGGAAACAACGATCTCTGCCTTGGTAATGACGACAACCTGTCCGTGGTGCAGGGTGAGGTGGCAGTGAAAAATACCTGCTCACAGTATGTCAAAGCCCTGCGCGGTGAAATGCTGCACAAAATGGATAAAGGCATTCCGTACTGGAAAACCACGTTCGGACGGCAGGCGGATTTGCCGCTGTTCGAGGCGGCGTTCCGGGAGCGCATGCGGGAAATTCCGCAGGTGACGGCGGTGGTGTCATTCAGTGCCACGCTGAGCGATAACGAGCTTAATTACGTTGCAGTTTTACAAACCGAGTACGGGAGCATCACGCTAAATGGCTGATTATAAATATATTACATCGTCCGGCGTTATTATCCCTGACACCGGCGACCAGCGTACGGCGGTTGAAGATGAGTTTAAGGCGGTGTTCGGTCAGGATCTGGACGTCTCCCCGGAGACTCCGCAGGGGGTGCTGATCACCATGGAAACCGAGAACCGTGATGCGGTTGCCCGTAATAATGCAGAGCTGGCAAACCAGATTAACCCGGACATTGCCGGCGGGGTGTTTCTGGATGCTATCTGGGCGCTGATGGGCGGGCAGCGGTGGGATGCCACGCGGTCAATACTGACGCAGGTTGCATTCGGCGGTGTGCCGGGAACCATTATTCCCAAAGGCTCACTGGCTGAAACGATGGCCGGCGATCAGTTTTCCACGACCCGGGCACTCATTATCGGTAAAGACGGAAAAACAACCGGCGATATGCGGGCAGTTGACACCGGGCTGACCGAATGCCCCGCCGGGCAGCTTAACGGAATTGCCAGCTCAGTTCTCGGATGGGAAACCGTGACCAACCCGACCAGTGCAGTATTGGGGCGCGTTGCCGAATCTGATTTACAGTCACGCCGCCGCCGTAAACTGACTCTGGCAAAAAACACGGTCAGTGTCGGCGAGGCGATCACCTCTGCGCTGTATGAGTTGGAAGGTGTGCGCTCTCTGGCTTACCGCGAGAACTACACTGATGTGCCGATGATATTTGAGGGGGTCACTATGGTGCCCCACAGTGTGTATGTCTGTGTCGAGGGAGGAGACAGTCAGGAGATTGCCGGAGCCTTGTTGCGCACAAAGACCATCGGTGCCGCGTTTAACGGCAGTGAGGAAATTGAGGTGCCGGAGCCGGTCAGCGGTCAGACCTACAATGTTAAATTTGACCGGGCGAAAGAGGTGGTGCTGTTCTGCCGCGTCACGGTAAAGAAAACATCCGTGGACGCACAGACCATTATTCCGGCAGCGGTGGAGGCGTGGGCGAACGGGGAAACAGAGGGGGACGGCGGACTGGTCGTCGGACGCGAGGTGTCGCCGTTTGAAATATCGGCAGGCGTTAACAGCGCAGAACCGCGCCTGTTTGTCACCCGCGTGGAGCTTTCACTGAACGGCACTGACTGGTCATCAGACACATTTCCTGTAAAGCTGACGGAAGTCGCCAGAATCAACCGCAGCGCGGTGCAGGTGGTGTTTGTATGACACAGACCATTCAGAGTATCACCCATCACTCAGACCTGTTACGGGCGATCCTGTGGCAATACGAAGGTGCCGGCAACCTCAAAGCACTGGCGCGGTATAAATCGGACTGGTTTGAACGGGCAACGGTGGATTTCTGGCAGAACTGGTACCGTGATGTATTTAACATCGACACCGCCGATGACTTCGGGCTGTCGGTCTGGTCGCGGATACTGGACGTGCCGCTCGGGATTGACATCCCGCCGAGTGATAAAGCCAAAATTGGTATCGGGTTCGGCAGGAAAAAAGCCAACTTCCGGGCAAACTTCCGGCGCAACGCAGATTACACCCTGTCACTGACCCCGGAACAAAAGCGGCTGATTATCCGCATGCGGTATTTCAACCTGACGCAAAGCCCGACCGTTACCAATATCAATGAATTTCTTAAGCGGTTTTTCTGGAATGAGGACAGCAAAGTCTTTGTGCTGGATCCGCTCGATATGACGTACATGTATTACGTCTTCAATTTCAACCCTGATGAGCGCCTGCGCGTTCTGCTGGAAAACTTCGACCTTATGCCGCGCCCGTCCGGGGTCGGCGTCAAATACCGGATCGTGACTAAGAAAGCATTCGGTCACGGCGAATACCGTAAAAACTTCCTGAGCAGTAACTTCGGAGCATAAAATTCATGACTAAAATATTTAAAGTCCCCTTTGCAACACAAGGGGATCGCGCTGCTATTCCTGATGATATTCAGGCTGACGGGTCTCTGTCTTACGTTCAGGGCTACGGTTACGACTATGAACGTGACCAGGTAACAGACCCGGCGGCAAAAGATATCGAGCGCGAGAAGATGAACGGCATTTTTTATGACATTACAGGTGCCGTGGGTGAATTGCAGGCGTTCGGTATGCCGGTATGGGCAGTAGAAGGCAAGCCGTATGCTGTCCGTGCCGTTGTATATCACAATAAAAAAGCCTGGCAATCGAAGGTTGAGAATAACAATATTGAACCTGTCGCGGGCGCTGCGTGGGCTGAACTGAAAGCGGATCTGACAGCAGGTGATATTGACGTTTACACCAAAGGTGATGCGGATAAGAGATATCAGCCGTTGGGTAATTATCAGGCAGCGGGCTACAGTTATTCAAAAGCAGAGTCTGATACCAATTACCAGCCAAAAGGCAATTATGCCCCGACCGGCAATTACGCCTATAAAGGTGATAGTTACACCAAAGCAGAGGGAGATACGCGGTATCAGGCGAAAGGGAATTACGCTCCGGCAGCTGATTATGCAATGAAAGGTGATAGTTATACTAAGGCAGAGGCTGACAACCGGCATCAGCCAAAAGGAAACTATCAGGCAGCGGGTTACGGCTATTCAAAAGCAGAGTCTGATTCCAGCTATCAGCCGAAAGGTAACTATGCCCCTACAGGCAATTACGCCTACAAAGGTGACAGTTATACCAAATCGGAATCAGATGATAAATATCAACCCAAAGGCAACTATCAGGCGGCGGGCTACAGTTATTCAAAAGCGGAATCGGATAATAGGTATCAGCCGAAGGGACAGGCTGTAGGTGCCAACACTGCCAATAAAGCAATAGCAGGATGGTGGAAGTGTGGTAATACCGGCATTATGCATCAGTGGAATACTCAGACATGGTATGCGGGGCAATCATTAGATTTTAAATTCCCAATAGCATTTCCTAATGCATGCATTGCGGTAATGGTAACGGATAGCTTGGGATATCAATCAATGGGGACGAAAAATAGAAGCCGAACTGGTTTTACCTTGACAGGCAATCAGAGTAGCTTGGGTTTTAGTTATTTTGCAATAGGCTATTAA